TTTCAAACTTCCACGTATCCTCAAGGCATATCCCATATTTGTTCAATGCCTTGCCTATATCTCTTGGATGACCACCATCGTCGCCTGTTATATTTCCAAGTTGTCTGATATACCAATACAAGTACATCCTGGACAAGTCTTCAGGAGTTCCACTTCTACTATATGCAATTTCCAATGCAGATGCGCCTGCATTGGCAGTACAGCTGTTTGTGCTTAGTTGATCTTCTACCTGGTTTATTTCTGGAATTAGATCAACGAATTCTGGTATGATTTCAGACTGGAATGTCACGACCTTGTCTCTTACGTCATACGGTGATGCTTCTACTGAGGATAATTTTATTGTCATGTTAACTCGTTGAAATTTTATTGACTTCTGCTAAAGTGTTGATGACTTTCGTATCCCATGAATTGATAAATGTCCAGGAGACACCATTCCGGGAAAAGATTCTATATGGCAGAATTGGATCAGCCGGTCCAAAATAATCAGCACCATAATAACGGAGACCAAAATACCGGCGACCAAACATTGTTCCTGCTGAGACTGTTTTCCAGTCTGCGGAAAATGTCGCTTTAGAAGCATCGTATGATGGAACGAATGTTGCGAATGACATTTAGACCACCGTCCAGCCGAATACGCCGGGTTCCCAGACGTTCGCTGCTGACCCTGTGTTCTTCCAGTTGAAACCGTTGTGCCGTACTTGTGCATTGAGTGGGTAAGCGTCTTGCGCACCGAGTGGCTGTACCCACGCTGGGAGTTGTGGGGTAGCCCCTGGTGGCGTCCTTACCGACTCTCTCCACCCAGTGACGCCCGGTTGCCAGACGTTGGCCGGGATCAGCGAAGTCCATCGCTTACCCGCATGCGAAACGATTGCGTCCTTGGAATAGGAATCGTGCGCCCCGGTAGGCTGTATCCACGCAGGGACATCGGAGGACGCGTCTACCCATCCACTCACACCCGGTTGCCAGACGTTTGCAACTATGAGGGAGCGCCACACTATGTTGGCGTGGAATACTAGCGCCCCCAACGCGTAGGCATCTGCTGCCCCGGTTGGTTGTTTCCACGGCTGTACGAAATCGGCAGTGACTACATCGTCCGCGTAATAGACCCACCCGTCCGTAGGCGGAGGCGCGTCAGCTACGAGTAACGTGTAGCCCGGTGTATGTACAGATACGTGGGCGATGTGAATATCCCCGCCCGAAGTTTTTACGAGTCTTGGCATATGGTTATCCCGTTACTGTCCAGCTTTTAGTTGTTGCTATGGATGGTGTGTCGGATGTGACGCCGGGGTTTAATGACACGGTTACGGTTTTCCCCCCGCCCGTCCCGCTTAACGCCGTGTAGATGCGGTCAAGCGCGGCAGCGGACAACCGGCAACTGGCGTACGAGATTGATACGTTTGTACCTGACATTGCGCCTTCAGTAAGAGAGTAACAGAAGCTGAACACGCCGGACATGTTGAATGCGCTGGACACCGCAGCCGTATTGAACAATGGTACCGCTGTGAGTGCGTAGCAGCTATTGAACATGCTGCTCATGTTCGTAACCGCAGCCGTGTTAAAAAGTGGTACTGATGTGAGTGCGACGCAGCTACTGAACATGCTCGCCATGTCCGTAACTGACGCAGTATTAAAAAGTGGTACTGATGTGAGTACGACGCAGCTATTGAACATGTTGTTCATGTTCGTAACCGCAGCCGTGTTAAAAAGTGGTACTGATGTGAGTGCGACGCAGCTATTGAACATGTTGCTCATGTCCGTAACTGACGCAGTATTAAAAAGTGGTACTGATGTGGGTGCGACGCAGCCGTTGAACATGCTGCTCATGTCCGTAACTGACGCAGTATTAAAAAGTGGTACTGATGTGAGTGCTGAGCAGCTATTGAACATGCTCAGCATGTTCGTAACCGCAGCCGTGTTAAAAAGTGGTACTGATG